CTGCCGATGCCGGCGCTCGAGTGCGCGCCGATCGGTCCGACACGAATCCCTGTGTGATCGCGGTTGCGACGCGCGGGCTGGAGGAAGCAATGGCAAAGAAAGACGAGACCGCCTCTGAGACGATCGTGGAGACCGATCCACTCGCCCCGGCAGAGGAGCGCACCGAAGAGCCCGTCGAGCCGAACGAGCGCGACGTGGGCAAATCGCAGGAGAAGGAGCGCGTCCAGGGGATCCACCAGGCGTGCCGCGCCGCACGGCTCCCTCAGTCCTTCACGGACAAGCTCATCGACGACGATGTCCCCCTCCTTGAAGCGCAGAAGCGGGTATTCACCGAGCTGGCGCGCCGCGATGTCGAGGTGCCAAGGCGTGGCGCGCGAGATGAAGGCCGGGTGACAGGAGTCGACGACGCGTTCGTCCATGTCCGCGCCGGCATCGAGAATGCCCTCCTCCACCGCTGCTACCCGAAGCAGGTCAAGGGGAACAAGGACGCCCCGGGCTTCGACCTCACCGACGAGGGTCGCCCCTACCGCGGGATGACGCTCCTCCGGATCGCCGAGGCGTACCTCTCCCACACGGGAGTCCGGACGACTGGACTCTCGAAGATGGAGATGGCCGGGCTCGCGCTCGGACTCGATACGCGCTCCGGGATGCACACGACGTCCGACTTCGCGCTTCTCCTGGCGGATGTCGCGAACAAGACGCTCCGTGCAGCCTACAACGCGGCGCCGCAGACCTTTCAGCCGATCGCCCGCAGGGTGACGCTCCCCGACTTCAAATCCGTCAAGCGGCTCCAGCTAGGCGAGGCCCCGGCTTTGCTCGAGGTGAAGGAGCACGGGGAGTTCACGCATGGCACGATCGGCGAAAGCAAAGAGGAGTATGCCCTCCTGACCTACGGTCGCATCTTCGCGATCACTCGGAAGGCGATCGTGAACGATGACACCGACGCTTTCTCTCGCGTGCCGATGCTCTTCGGACGCTCGGCGCGAAACCTCGAGAGCGATCTCGTGTGGGCGCAGATCACCAGCAACCCGCTGATGGGCGATGGCGTTGCCCTGTTCGCGACCGGCCACTCGAACCTGGCCGGCACTCCATCGGTGATCGACATCGTCAACGTCGGCATCGGCCGGGCGGCGATGCGGAACCAGACCGCGCTCGATGCCGTGACGAAGCTGAACCTGAACCCTCAGTTTCTGATCGTTCCGCCGGCACTCGAGACCGTTGCCGACCAGTTCGTCAGCGTGAATCTCATGGCGACAGCGTTCACGGTCGTGAATCCGTTCGCGGGCCGTCTCCAGGTCATCTCCGAGCCAAGGCTCGAGGCGGCGGATGCGAACGCCTGGTTCCTCGGTGCATCGCCCGATCAGATCGACATGATCGAGTACGGCTTCCTCGAGGGCGAGGAAGGGCCGATGGTCGAGAGCCGTGTCGGGTTCGACGTGGACGGTCTCGAGATCAAGGCGCGCGAAGACTTCGGGACCAAGGTCATAGATCATCGCGGCCTGTTCAAGAACGCTGGGGCTTAGTCCTCCGGGGTGACGCAATGAAGACGTTCGTCTCCAAAGGAAAGCAGGTCGAGTTCACGGCCCCCACCGGGGGCGTCGTGAGCGGCACCGCCTACCTCATCGGGAGCCTTGTCGTGATCGCTACGCATTCGGCGGCGCAGACCCTGAAGTTCATCGGTCGAGTCACCGGCGCCGTGGATCACGCGAAGCCAGCCGAGGAAGGCTGGACCGAAGGCGTAAAGCTCTACTGGGACGACACCGCCAAAAAGTTCACCAAGGTGGTTGGCGCCAACACCCTCGTCGGGGTAGCCATACCGCCGATCGTTCCGGCGGTAGTCACACTCGCGACAAACGCTCTCGCGGCGGATCTGGCGATCTCCGGATTCACGTTGACGGTACTCGACTTCGCGCAGCTCGATTCGGACAACGCCACGGTGACGGTCACTGTCAATGGAGTGGTGACGGTTCTGACGGAAGAGGTCGAGTGGAACGCAGCCACGTCGAACGATGCCACGGCGACGAGCCTCGCCTCGGCGATCAACGCGCTCACAGGCGTCACCGCCACAGCGACAACGAATGTCGTAACGGTTGTCCCGGCGTCAGGCATCGGCGCTACTTCGCTCGCGATTGGACGAGTCCGGCTCGATGGAGCTGCCAGGTAGGAGAAAAGCATGAAGACTTTTGCACAAGAAGGCGAGGTTATCGAAATCACCGCTCCATCGGGTGGAGTGGTCAGCGGGTCCGCCTACCTCATCGGCTCGCTTGTGGTGGTCGCGCTGGTGACCGCCGCCGAGGCGGCTAAGTTCAGCGCTCTCGTGACTGGAGTAGTCGAGGGGGCGAAGACCAGCGCTCAGGCGTGGACCGAGGGCGAGAAGATCTATCTGGACGTGAGCCCGCGGGAATTCACCACTACCTCGGCCGGCAACACGCTCTGTGGGGTGGCTGCCGCCGCGGCCGCGAATCCTTCGGCTACCGGCACGGTCCGACTTGACGGAGTCGCCAGGTAGAGGTCCTCGTGGACCTAGACGCGCTCCGCAGCCTGGTCACGGATCTCAATTTCGAGGTGTTGGGCATCGCGGCGACAATAACTTTCGACCTTGAGAATCCGGTCGCATCCAGAATCATCTGGATGCGGAATCTTTCCGAAGACGTACCGATAGGCAAAAGCTATTCGGCGCTCGGCGCTAGACGCGTGATGGCCATCAAGCGCAACGGATTCTCCGAAATCCCGAGGGGAACAATCGTCACTGCGCCAGAGAAGCTCGGGAGCGCTGCGACGGATTGGCAAGTGGATGGGACAGAAGAAGTCACCCGGAGTCATTTCGTGGTGAGCGTCGTTCCCGAGACGGGGCTCGTGTAGGCAATGCAAATCTCCGTCGAGGTCGAGGGCGCAAGCAAGGTGAGCGTGTTCCTCGATGCCTTCCCACGCGAGACAGGGCGCGCCATCCTTCGCGCTCTCAGGCGCGGGAAGGAGATGGCTCAGACTCGTGCGAACCGCGTCATCTCTCAGGACATGGGGCTGAAGGTGGGCGACGTGCGGAAGCGCATCCGGCTCATCGAGCCCACAGCCGAGACGCTCGCATACGAACTCCGCGGCTCACTGAAGCGAATCCCGCTCATAGAGTTCGGCGCTCGAGGCCCAGAGCCCTCGCGGGGCAAGGGCAGGGGCGTCAGCTACCGAATCGGCTCCGGTGGACGCGGTAGGCACGCTCACGCCTTCATCACGACAGTCGGGAGTCACCGCGGCGTTTTTGAGCGAAAGCCAGGAGCATCACGTAGAGGCCCAGCGCCGAACCGATCACAATTGCCGATTAAAGAACTTTTCGGACCATCTATCGGGCGCGTGATGGACAAGCACCGAAGCGAGATTGTTTCTGTGGGCGAGAGCGCCTTCAAGAACGAGCTCGACCGTCTGCTCAACCGGATCATTCAGGGCGGGGTGGGCGATGCCGGCTGACCCCATCGAGTTCCGCATCGTCAAGAGCCTTCAGGCGGCGCTTCGTCTCATCGCCACGTCCGGCGGTTATCACTACACCGTCCAGGGGCTAGCGGTGAAGCTGGATCCAGAGCACGAGATCGAAAAGCTCATCCCTGGGGCAGACCCGCCCTTCGGGCCGCCGCGGCCGTTCTTCGTTCTAGACATGACAGGAAACGACGCCTTCGAATATCCGGAGAGGTCTGGGCGCGTTCGCCGCGTCATGCCAGTCACAGTCTTCGCTATCCACGACAGCGATCCGACCGATGACGACTCGAAGCTCGAGGTGTTCAACAGGCTCTGCGCCGATATCGAGACCGCTCTCGTTGCTTCGGGCAGTCACGGTGGGCTATCGATGGGGGTTACCCTCCGGAGCCGCCGAATGCACGACCGGGAGGGCCAGGAGATATTGGCGCAGGTTTCCGGCGAGGTCCCTCTTCATCGTCGGTATGGTTTTCCCAATGACCCGTAGATCAGTAGCCACGAAGCCAGCGCAGTACCGCTGTCGGGCGAGCTTTATCATTCTGCGCGGGAAGGACGGGGAGGGCAGTTACACGCTCCCGATGGGCTCGGTAATCGAGGCAGCCGAGATGGAGCGGTTGATCGCTGAGGGCATCCTGCGGCCTGACCACGTGGAAGCAATCGGCGCCGGTGAGACATTCGAGCCGCCGGACGAAAGCGAGACTGAGA